TCGCTTACGTGCATGCGGACGAGATGCTCGATTGAATCGTTCAGACGGTCGGGTTCTCGCGTGTTCATTGTCGCCGGAGCTATTCGGTGCATCGCCGGCGACATGATCTGACGGGGAGCGGGCCAACTGACGATGGATCGAGAAACCGGCATTTGAACTTGGCTAGAAGCGAGCCTTACCGCTTAGCTGTCGCACCCAAAATGTCGATAATTTACCGAAAGTAAAGTTTCCGTCCCTTTTTTGGTTGCTGCGGCGGCGTTTCCGGGGGTGGGTGTCACAAAATTTGTGACACCTGCGAACAGGGCCGCCATCAGTGTCATACCCGCCAGCTTCGGTAGAAAGCGTTCCCACATGGAATGCTCGCCGGCCTTCGCCGCTCGGTCCATGTCAGCAGCCATGATGACGGGCAGGGGGTTCTCCATGTTCAAGGCTTCGGCAACGCGTAAGCACGTCTCGTTGTCCATGATCCGCTTGCCTGTCCGGTAATTGCTAACAGTGTTCTGAGCGATTCCGAGGAATTCCGCAAGCTTTCGGTCGTTTTTCAAGCCGTGTAGCTCGACGACAGCATCCAAATATTTGGCGCTTTTCATGTGAAACCCTTGTCAAATATCTCGCCTGTGATTAATATCCCGACTGAGATTATCTCGACCGGGATTTCCTCGGCAGTCTAGCAGGCTGATGGGAAAGGTAAACCCCGCACTAACGGGGCCAGATCACAGTCAAACGGGGGGTAGGGGTGCCGAAATACCAAGTCCATGCCTACACGCAGTGCGGTCACAACCGCGTTGCCGTTGTCGCCGTCACGGCTCGCAGTGCCGAAAGTGCACGCGGCAAGGCCCGCTCGGAGTTGTCGCGCCGTGGCCGCTGCGCTGAGTCCCTCACATTAATTTCCGTTCAAGTCAGTGCGCCGTCGAGCGCTATCGCTCGCATGACGTAAGAGGGCGTAATTCCCCAGTGGTACGCCGCGCTATTTCGGCCCTCGGATAGCGCGGTGTTTTGTGGACGGCTGACCTAGCGTCCACCTTTTTCGATTAGCGCGTTCGTCGCGCATGCATGCGGAGACAAATGGCTCCGTTCAACGTGAATAGCAGTCCTAAATCAAAGGAACCGAGATGAGCAAGCAAAAGTTGACGATTCTGCAAGTGGTCCCGCGCGGCGGCATTTCGAAGCGCACCAATCAGCCGTGGGAAATCCATACGGCGCAATGCGTGCTCGAACAGGAAACCAGCGAAGGAAAGCAAATCCTCGTCGGAACGATCAACCTGCCGAACGCGTTGAAAGATTCTGCGCCCGGTGACTACCTCGCAGAGTTCGCGCTTCAACAGTCGATGGAAGGCAAGCTCGAACCGCGCATCGTCTCGCTCGTTCCGTTCGGCCGACCGGCCGCGAAGCCGGCCGCGAACGCTACCGCATAACCCGTCATGGGCTATCGGTCGTTCGAAGCTGGCCCACTAGAGCGGCCGTCTACATCCGGGCTAGAACTTGAGAGAGAAAGAAAATGAAGAAACTGTTTGCAGCAGCACTGAGCCTTGCGAGCGCGGGCGCGTTCGCGGCGGACGCGGGTACGCCGACGATGGATGTCACGTCGGTCGTCGCGTCGATCAACGGCGTCGGCCCGAACATCGTTCTCGTCGGCGGTGCTGTGCTCGCCGTCGCAGCGGTGACGTTCGGCTATCGCACGGTGCGAAGCTTCATCGGCCGCTGATAGCGCAACACGACAAGCCCCCGGTATGCCTCGGCGCGCCGGGGGCTTTTTCATGGAACGGATCGAATGAAACGCTTGCTGTGTGTTGCGTTGGTTGGCGTTGTGTTCGGGGTACGCGCGGCGCCGGGAATTGATGTGGTGACGTGCGGCCCTGCTCCCGCTTCGCTTGCCGCTGGCGCTCAAGTGCCGTGCACGTTGCCGGACGGTTCGGCCGGTGTGCAGCAAGTCGTGCACCTGACGCTTGTCAACGATGGGGCAACGGGCGATGCGCCGATTTCCGGGGGCATCGAGGCAGGTATGGCCGTTGGTAGCGCGGTGTTTCTGGTGTTGGCGATCGCCTTCGGCATGCGTGCGTTGCGGCGGTTCGTGGATTCCGCGTCGGAGAGCTGACCATGCTTTGGTTCTGCATTGAGTTCGCGGTGGTCGTCGTGACGATCTATACCGCCGCGTTGATTGTCATGTCGTGAGGTGAATGTGCCTAGAAGAATCATAGGTGTGTGGATCGCGCTGTTTGCCGTGTTCGCGATGATGTGCAATCAGCAAGCGCATGCACAGGCCCTGCTCGCGCCCGTGGAGAACTTTGTTATTAATCGCGCCGAGGCGGCGATTCTCACGCGCATCGCGATTCAGCGCGGCTTTGCGGCGAACGATCCACGCATTGCGGCGACGCTGGCGGGTATGGGTAAGGCGTCAACCGCGCTTAATGTCGTCAGCACAGGGGCAGGCGTTGCACTCGCATTCGCGGGCGCTCCGGTTTGGGCGACCTTGTTGGCGGGCGCGGGCATTATTGCCCTAGGTACTGCTTTGCAGATTGGTTTAGCAAAATTGCAGTGGAACGACACGTCGGTTTCTATCGATGTCGATGCGGTGCCGGCTAGTGCCGGCGATCACTATGAGGCTGTATCGCCTCCGGCGGCCGGCGTCGATCCCGCATATCGGAAATTGTTGGCGCCTGAACTATGGGCGGCGCAGGCGGGTATTCCGACCTATCGAAATGGCTACTGTCAGCCGAACGATTCCGTTTGTAACGCTTACCCAACTACGCCGGGGACGGGCTCGAATGTCGCCAATTTTTGGCTCACCCGCGGGAACTTCGACATTCTTCCTGGCACGCTGGATCAGGCCGCGCAGTTCATGTGGTATCTGCATTATTACAACGGGCACTGTGGATTGACGTCCGGGTGCGCCAGCGATGATAGGAACGTTTCATCGGTGCGCCTGTTCTTCGCTCCGACGATCAATATCCCCGGCAACCCGATCGAGATGTATTACACGGAAACCGGATCGCAAGCCTATGTTGGTTTGGACGGAAAGACCCGCTATAAGAGCTACGTCACGACAGCCAAAGCACGAGCGTTTCAGTATCGGAGCGATATCGTGCCGTCGCTTGTAGCCGAAGACGTGTCGAAGCTTTGGCCGAAACTTCCGCCCAATGTTGCGTCGATTCCATTGCCGTCGTCGACGCTTACCAAGCTCGTGGATGAGACGTGGAAACGTGCAGCAACCGACCCGGATTACAAGGGGTTACCTTACGAGCCGGTTTACGATGGGCTAGTGAAGCCGTGGGTAGATGAGAACCCGAAGCAGGTGCCTACGTTGGGCGATTTGTTTACGGCACCTGCGCATCCGGGCAAACAGGTTGTCATCGATCCGAATGTTCAGCCGGATCCGAACGCAAATCCGAACCCCAATCCGGGCACGAATCCGGGAACCAACCCGGGGACCAATCCGGGAACCAACCCGGGCACGAACCCGGGGACTAATCCGGGAACCAACCCGAGTACGAACCCGGGAACCGACCCGAGCACGAATCCGGGAACCAATCCGGGTACGAATCCCGGGACCAATCCCGAAACGAATCCCGATCCGAAGCCAGACCCGAAGCCAGACCCGAAGTTTTGCGCGCTGTATCCGGACGCGTCCGCTTGCGCACCGCTTGGTAGTGCGAACGATGTCGACGTGAGACGTGAATCGAAGAGCGTCTCGTTGGCACCAATTTCGATCGGCTTGACCAATGGCGTCTGTCCGCACCCGTATGAGGTTGAGGTATTCGGTGCGCCACTCAGGTTCGACTATGCCCCAATTTGTGAGCTGGCGGTGAAGCTCCGGCCGCTCGTGCTCTTGCTTGGGGCACTGTTGGCGGGGCTTATTTTCGTTACGGGGCTGACAGTATGAGTTGGGCGAGCCTGCTTGTATCGCTGGTTGGTCCGATCGTCACGCGCGTATTGGTCGCGCTCGGTATCGGCTTTGTGACCGTTGCGGGGATCGATGCGGCGCTGAATCAAGTGATTCAGTGGATGACAGCGAGTGCGGGCGGGATTCCTACGGACATAGCGAACGTGTTGGCGCTAGGCGGCGTCGGCGACGCTATCGCGTATGTGCTCGGCGGGATATCCGCACGCGTGTCGTTCTACATGCTCACATCTACGACAAGAATGGTGTTCAGCAAATGATCACGCTGATTACAGGGGTTCCGGGGAGCGGTAAGACGCTGCATGCGGTTTGGTTGCTGACGAAAATTTCGAAGGGGCGTCGCGTGCTGGTCGACGGTATTCGAGATCTGGCAATCGAGCACGTCGAGATTGACGAACCTTGGTTGCGTCAGTGGCACGAAAAGGCGGAAGCGCAAGATTTGATCGTGATCGATGAGGCGCAACGCATCTATCCGCCGACGACGGTAAGCCAAAAGCCGACGCCGGATGTGGAGCAACTGCATGTGCACCGTCACAAGGGCGTTGACTTCATCCTTATCACGCAACATCCGCAGAGAATCAGTAAGACGGTGCGCGATCTGGTCGGGCGGCATATCCACGTGCGTAACCTGTTTGGGCTTAAACGCGCGATGCTCTACGAGTGGGATCATTGCCACAACCCGAGTAGCTTGAAAGACGCGGTGAAACGGCAATGGCCTTATCCGCGAGAGGTGTTCAAGCTCTATACGAGCGCCGAAGTCCACACAAAAAAGCAAGCGGTCGTTCCCAAGGCGCTGTTCCTGCTCCCCATTGGAATCGTGGTGTTCGTGGTGCTGGCCGTGAAGATCTATCACAAGGCACGGGACGGATTCGGGGCAGAACCGGTGCGGCACGTCGAGTCCGCGGCGGCTGCCTCCAATGCAGTGGTTGCGCGCCCTATCGACACGGCTAAATCATCGGAGTGGCGGGTCGCCGGTCGTTACTCGGTCGACGGTGTAGGTTATGTCGCGTTGGTCGCGATGGATGGCCGGTTGCGCGCTGTACCGGTGCGCGGATTTAGTGGGCAGGGGGCGCGTCTGACGGGTGAAGTTGACGGTAAGACGGTAGCGGGGTGGACGGGCGTGCAGACTGTAAAGACAGAACAATACGGGGGCGCGAAATGAGGCGGTATTGTGGGTTGATCGTGGCGTTGATGCTGTCCAGCGGTTGTCGAATTGCGGCCGGTGCGGTGCCGCCGCTGCCGACCTTGCCAGTCGATGCGACGATTGGCACGTCGCCTGCGATTCAGATTCCCGCGGCGCCAGTGTCGACCCCGTTAAAGCATGTGCCGGGCACGGCATTCGATCTGCGGTTCGTGACGGTCGCTCAGGTTGTCGATTTGATCTATCAGGATGCAATGCATACGCCATACGTACTCGGGCCAGACGTGCTTGCTGACAATCGCCTCGTATCGTTTCGTCTCGATGACGCAGTGCGCGATATACGTGCCGTCATGGTTGATTTTCTCGATTCGCTCGGCTTCCGCGTGACGACCAAGAACGGCGTCGATTACGTCGCGAGAAAGGCTGCTGACAGTCGGGCGCGAGTCGATCAAGAGGTGTTCGTCTACCGGCCGCGCTACCGGAGCGCCGAATCGCTGCGCAGTCTGGTCGAGCCGGTGATCGGCACGCGGTCGATGATTCCGATGTCCGCGATTGCTGCTACGCCGCCCGCTGTGACAAGTCCCGTTCAGGTTCCGGGCGCGCCGATCAGTACTGCGAGCGATGTCGCGGCCGCGCCGGCTGCTGCGGGTGTGCAGGCGCGCGGTAACGAGCTGGTGATCGTCGGTTCGCATGACGAAGTCGCGATGCTTCGGAGGCTGATGCCCGATCTCGATACCGCGCCGGGTGAGGTCGTCGTGCGTGGATGGGTGTATGAGGTCGCCAATACCGATTCGGCTAACTCGGCGTGGAGCATCGCGGTTCGGCTGTTGAGCGGACAGCTCAGGCTTTCGAGCGGAGACACGTCGTCTGATGCAAGCGCGATGAGATTCACGGGGCCGGGCGTTGACGCGGCGATATCCGCGCTAAACGCCGATTCGCGATTCAAGGTCGTCAGTTCGCCGCACGTGCGGATCGTCTCGGGCGAACGCGTGCGGCTGAATGTTGGGCAACAGGTGCCGACGCAATCGAGCGTCAGCTATCAAGGGTCGAGCGGCACACCAGTTCAGTCGATCACGTATCAGGATGCCGGCTTGATTTTCGACGTGGAACCGACCGTCATGCGCGATGTGATCGAGCTGAAGGTGCGTGAGGAGATTTCCGATTTCGTCGCGACGAAAACCGGCGTCGACACGTCGCCGACGAAAAACACGCGTCAGTTACAAACGGTCACGCGTTTGAAGGATGGCGAACTGGTGGTGCTCGGCGGGCTGATTCAGGATCGCGACGCGACGGCGCGCAGTGGGTATTCGTGGCTGCCGAGCTTTTTCGATGGTCGTTCCAGCTCGAAGCAACGGACAGAGGTGTTGCTCGTGTTGCAGGTTCAGCGAATCTGAATGAGTCGGCGAATTTTATTTATCGTTACGTGTAACGGATATTTATTTTACGTTACTAGTAACGTAAAATAAGAACAATGTCGATAAGGAGCACGCGTCATGATCCAGCCTGAAGATACGAAAACAATTCCGTTACCGCTCGCGCCCGTAACGGAAAATCGCGGTCGCGGTCGTCCGCGAAAGGAAGGTGGCGCGTTGACGAATGCGCAACGGCAGGCAGCATACCGCGCACGGCGCAAGGCATCAGGCAATCCCGTTACGGTAACGAAAAATATTCCGGCCGCTGCCGATGGTTATGACGAGCTCGTAATGGAGAACGAGCGGCTTCGCGAAGAATTGACGCAGCTTCGTCGCGATTTAGAGGTGTCGAAGCGCAAGGCTGGCGACGGGCAACGACCGCGCACGTCAGTCGTGCATGAGGTTGATTGGGTTCGACGCGTGGTGCGGCTGCCGCTTTGCGGGAGTGAGGTCGATTGGGATCGACGCCGATTCAGTTTTACGTTCGACGAACGGGCATATTTCGCGCTTGATCGGCTGGCGGTTGATGCGGGGATATCAAAGGCTGATGTGGTTGAGCGCTTGGCGTTTTGGGCTGACGAGTTGATGCTGAAATCGTTCCGCTACGACGATGAGGCGTTTAATCGTTACCTCTGTCGCGGACGTAACGAAAAACCAGGCGTCTAGCGTTGGGAGTGTCCGGCCGTGGCCGAAGCGGCGTAGGGCGACGGCTGCGATGCGGAGTCCGGGCAGTCGTCGCGCGGCTCAGCGCGGCTCGCCGGACCGAGTAGCGGGTATTTGCGAGGGCGGTAAGCGGAGGCGTTGCGGCGGCAAACCATCCTTCTGCACGACACTGCCGCGCGAGGCGCTCCCGGCGCGATAGGCGCGGGCGTAGGCGGTTCGGTGGCGAGGGTTGGGGGTTCCAGCAGCGCGCGGCTCGCCCAGCGCAGCAAAGCGCGCCGGGCGGGCCGCGCGCAGCGCGGCCCCTAAACTTGTATCTCTAACACTTAACGGAAATAGCTCACGTTGACGCCCGGAACAAGCGTGAGAAAAAGAAAAGCCCGGCGATCGTTCGCAGCGATCCCGGGCCGTGATCAACATCGGATATACGAGGTATCCAACATGGATGCAGCCATTGTAGGACAGGATGCGCGTTCGTTCCAAAGCCTACTGAACGAAGCCGGTTCGATACAGGCGCTGAATCATTCTCGCCTTGACGGCGCGTCGACAGTCCAGTGCTCGGACTATTCGCCGTTCAGCGATGAGTACATCGTGCGCACACAACGTTTTGAGGACGGGCAGCAAGAGGTCGTCGCGTTCAGCGTGGCTGTGCAGCGACACTTTCATGAGCTGCGCTTGCGGCCGCGGGGCTTGCGCGGAAAGCGTGTGGCTCTGGAGGGCGAGACGGAGGACGACGTAGCCGCGAAGTCGGACAAGTCGCTTCGCACGTCGATCGAGCGATCGAAGCGGATGATTCGGAAGCGCTGCAAGGCGATCCGTGCCGATCGCATGCTGACGCTCTCGACGCGTGCGAATGAGGCGCGGATCGAAGTGTGGGCGAAGTGGTGGGATGAGTTCCGGCGACGGTTGAACAAGTTGCAGGACTTCCACTACGTGGCCGTGCTCGAACGGCAGCAGCGCGGCGCATGGCATATCCACGTGGCCGTGAGCGGTCGTCAGAACTGGAAACTGTTGCGCTCGATCTGGCTCTCGGTGATCAGCAAGGCGGGAACCGATGGTGCGGTGAACGACAGTACACGTGGCTTCGGCAAAAGCGGCTTCTTTCGGCGGATCGGCGGCAAGGGGCGGGCGATGCGGCATCGGATCGCGACGTATATCGCGAAGTATGTCGGCAAGGATGTGGACGCGTCGACGTTCAACAAAAAGCGCTATTGGACGAGCAAGGGCATTGTCGTGCCGGAAACGACGACCTATGCGCATTTGGGCTCGGAGTCGGGCGCGATGGATGCGGTTGTCGCCGCGCATCGGTGCGTGCTCGAGAACGGCGCGACGTGCGACGGGGCGCAGTTCTATTGGAATCAGGGAGTGGGGGTGTTCTGGATGGCGACAGGTAATGTCGACGCTTGAGGTGGGCTGGCACGCAGTGTAGTGTGGTAATTTGCAGCCGTTACAAAACAAAAGTTCCGAGGGATTTTTATGCCTGCTCAGTGCTTTTACACGCTTAACAATCAGCGCTTGTCGACTTTTACGTGTGCGGGATTCGGAGGCGTGCCCGCGTTCTCTGGGGAGTCTTCATTCATTAATAAGCCGGATGCGACGGCGATTGCTAAGGCGGGGCCGATACCGAAGGGGCGGTACTACATCGTTACACGCGAAAGCGGCGGACATCTCGGCTGGCTGTATGACTTCATCAAGGATCAGTGGTCCAACAGCAATCGCTCTACGTGGTTCGGGTTGTATAGGAATGACGGCGTTATTGACGATTGGACATTTGTGAATGGTGTGAAGCGCGGGAATTTCCGGCTGCATCCGACTGGCAGGTGGGGCGAAAGTGAGGGGTGCATAACCGTCACAACGCAGCTTCAGTTCGATCGCCTGCGAAAGTTTCTGTTGAAACAGTCGACTCAGCTCATACCGGGTACGTCAATCAAGTATTACGGAACGGTGGACGTGCGATGAAGCGATATTTGCTACGAATCCTGCTTGCTATCGTTCTGACGGTGCCTGTGTGCTTGGCGCTGTCGCGTATCGATTCGCTCGCGCGATGGGTAGGAAGTGAGCCCGTTTGGCACGCGCTGCGACCGGTATTCGACTTGTTCGGGTCGTATGGGGTTGAGGGCGACGCCAACGTCATCGTAACTTTGCTACTTGTTGTTAGCTTCCTGATTGCCGGCCTGTTTGTATGGGGCGGTGGCAGGCTGCTAGCTTACGTTCGCCACCGAAAAATGTAGGGATTTTGAAAGAGATGCTGCGGTGGGCGGATTTCACATAATTAGCCGTCGACCGCTTAACTCATGAGGGCATTTGCCGATAAATCGGACAAATACCTTATGAGGGCTAGATGGAACAGATTGAGCTTTTGGAGCGACCGCGGCTTACTGAACTCGAGTTGACGAGCGTCGTGCGGGACATCCGAAATCTTTACTGGATGATCAGAAATACGCGACGCGGAGTCCAGGATGCTCAACGGCGACGGGTCTATCGGCAGATCGAGACCCATAAAAAACGCCTGCTCATGGCAGGCGTGTCGAAGGAAGAAATCTTGCGGTTGCTACGCTGTTGCCGGGCAAGCTTGTGCAGGGAGGAAAGCTGTCTTGATTGTCCGAAGCGTCGCCTTAAAACGGGGCCATATCAATGAGAAAATGCGATAATTTACCTTATGTCAAATTGGATCGCTAGCTGAACCTGTCGGACCTGTCAGGTTGATTCACGAATTTGTAAACATATTTACAAATCGTTACAGAATCCCACGCAGTCCACACAATGAACCCCGCCGCGCCCCGTCATGGCGAGCTGTCCGATTTTATCGCGCTCACTGACGGCCTCTCCATCCGCCAAATTGCCGAAGCGCTTCGTTGCTGTACGCGTAGCGTCCGCAACTACTTGGCCGGCCGCTCGCCGATCCCGTGGCATCGCGTCGAAGTATTACGCCTGCGCCAAGTCGAGATAGACGCAGCCCAGGCCACTCCGCAACTACTTATCGGCGAAATTCCCGTGGAGTCGACGATCGAGCTGGACGTATCCGCTCCCGACGTGACGCCCACCGAAATTCTCGCGTGGGTCGGCGTTCACGCTCCACACTACCTGTCCAGCCAAAGAAGCTTTCGCCAGTACGTTCGTGGCTGGAATGTTGTCGACAAGATCCGACATTCAAAGGCCAAAGGCATGTTCGCCGCAGTGCTCGCAAAATGGCGCGTGCTCGCGGTCGATCTGCCGCGCTCGTGGAAGTCATGGCGATCCGGCGGCGTCTTCGCGAACACCGATCCGCCGGCCTACCGCTGGCGCAGCAACTCGTCCTGACCGCCCTGCACTACTTGCCGGAACGCCGGAAATGCGATCGGTGCCGATCGGTCGTCGGATCGTCCCGCATTTCGAGCTCGAGCGCGGTCGTGAATCCAACGTCGCCGATCGTGTGCGTTGCCTTCTTCACGAGCCACGGCGTCTCGTCGATTTCCGGTTTGAAGCCTGACACGGTCACGGGCATCTCCGGGAACAGTTCGGCGCGGCCGCGCGCGAGCGTGTAGCTCATCGTCGCCTGGCTGCGCTGCATCCGCTTGAACTCCGCTTGCGCGGCCGCGCGCGCTTCCGCCTCCGTCGCGTAGTCTTCCGGCAGCACCTTGACGTTCTTGTTGTTCTCACCGCCGACGATGACCGACTTCCGCTTCGCGCGGCCGGTCGAATGGTAGTGCGCGCGCACGGCCGCGTAGTTCTCGCGTTCGGACACGTGGTAACGATGACTGTCGCCGCTCGCGCGCGTCAGTTCGAGCACGTCGAGCTGCTTTCCGCTCGCCGTCTGGCCGGTGCCGATCGGCATGAACAGCAAACGTAGATCCTTCACGTTCATGACGGCGTCGTAGCGCTTCGCCAGGCGCGTCAGAAACGACATGTCCGATTCGTGCGTCTGGTCGATGTGCGCGATCAGGATTTTCGCGAGCGCGTCGCCGACAGTCGGCGCCAGCGAGTAGCGCCCGGCGATCGAGCGCACGATCGAGCCGATCGTCTGCCGGTGCCAGCTCTTTTCGCGGCGCTCCTGCATGCCGCTCGTCATCGCGGCCGAGCGCGCGCG